ATCCAGCCGGTGGATCGGAACACGCTGAGACTGTCCTTGCCTACTGCTTCTACGTTCTTGCGCAACGTACTGGACAGGGAGTAGAGCAAGCGGTCTACCACATGCGAGACCGGCTAACTGCCTCGATTGTTATCGACCGTGCATCGGCAAAGCCAACTACCGATGGAGTTTGGATAGACGATGACGGACGGTTTAATGCTGCATACTTGTCTCGAATGGTGGGTCGGCATATTGGTGCTGGCCCTAATCCTGCTGCTTGGAGTCACGGACAAGAACAAATGATTGCGGAAGCTTTACGCAGGGCGAAGCGTAAAGTGTACAACCCACCATTAGTTATGGGTGAAAGGTATCCGCATGACTGGTCATTCCTGCGACCAATCGGAACTATACAAACTGTTGCAGGTCAGCACGCATACGATCTTCCTGCAGACTTCGCTCAGATGTATGGTCAGCTTACCCATGCAACACAGGGAAGCACTTTATATCCTGCTATCAACTTCATTGGGGAGCATATAATCAGACAGCTCCTGCAGAGGCAGGAAACAACTGCTAGGCCTGATAGGGCTGCTGTGCGTGTCAAGCCGAAAGGTGACAGCACTCCAACAAAATACGAGCTACTGCTTTGGCCTGTACCAGATGACTCCTACACAATTGATTTCAGGTATAGAGTCAATCCAGATACCTCCGAGGCAGACTCGTTACCTGCTCTAGTGGATAGCATGGATTTGCATGGAGGTGACAGGTACTCCGAGATGTTCTTGGAAGCAGCATTTCTTGCAGCGGATGAGATCATGGGAGTCAAAAGGAGTGTCCATGAAGAGCGTTTCTTAAGAGCGGTCATGAATGCTGTTGGCAGTGATCGACTAACATCTGCCCCTGATTCAATGGGGTACAACGGAGATCCATCGAGTCGTCGCCAGTGGACTGGTGATTGGCACGAGTATGACGAAAATGTTGTCACTTACAACGGAAGCATGTACTAATGGCTAACGAACTAGAGCTAACAAGCATTGTTAAATATAACAAAGCTGGAATTAAAGCAGATCTTTCATTGTCTAGTCGCGTTGATATCGCAGGTAATAAGATCTATGAAGGCGTTCAAGAAATTGGAACATCAGTAACCGACATAGAAGTAGGCTCCGTTACCCTTAATGGAGCATACATAGTCATCGAAAACCTTGATGACTCGATGACTATTTCTGTCGAGTCTTCCGCTGCCGTGGTGTTCTGCACAATACCACCGAGAGGGTCTGCTGGGCCGATAAAAGCTGCTGCTGGTATTGCGAAGCTAAAGTCTACTCATGCCACAGACCCAGTATCAGCTAACGTACGAGTTATCGCAATAGCACCATAATCTTAAGATGAGACATGCCGTCAACTCCGATACGAATACCGTTCCCTCTTGGTGGACTAGCAAAAAACTCTGGCTATGAGTCTGGAGATATTCAGACCACCAGAGGATGCTTGAATGTAGTTCCAGATTCATCAGAAGAATCTAGGACAAGAGGTGGTTCGCGTGTCGGGCTGACGAAGCGTTACACTTCTAGCGTTGGAGGTACTCCGACATTTGCCATACGTGTTAGTGGAGGTGATAACACTCGCGTCTATGAGTATCTTGTCATTGGAACTGTCGATGACATATTCGTGGGTCAAAGCCAAGCGTCTACTGGAGGGTATCCAATTACCTATGGTGAAGCACTTAGCACACTGACTGGTGATTTGATAACAGAGGCAGGCGACAACGTCATAGCTGAGAATGGAACAGACAAGATTATCTTGTTTGAGTTCAACACTGAAGGCTCTGGTGGTGGTTTGGTTACGACCTACAGGGACAAGGTTATCATCAATAGTGACGACCAAGTTATTAGTGCAACGTCATTTAGTGGTGGCTACGAAGACCGCGCTGGCACTGTCCAGTATCAGTCTGGTGAGCTTCGTCTAGATGACGCAGCTGCTGTTACATGGACTAACGAGGGACTAGATGAAGCCGTACACTATGTAGAGATAACCAACAACGCAGTTAATCCCACTTTGGTTAAGTCAGGAACGTACAGGATTGGGTCAATATCCTCGGGATACATTGTTATATCTGGTGCTTCGCCAGTCGGATCACCAACCAATGGCGATACGGAATCAACCCTAACGTACAGCATAAAGAATGGGGTTCGAGAGCTAGACCCCAACTCTCCAACAATAGGTGTACTGTCTCCTGTTGCTGGGTACGTTCCAATGGGAGCGGACTATGTCATATCGTACAGAGACCGATTGGTATGGGCCAAGAACAGAACATGGTACATGTCTCGTCAGGGTGTAGCCGGTGACTACGACTACGCAGCAGATCCAGAAGATCCATCAAGGGCTGTAGCTGGAACGAATTCCGAAGCAGGTGTTCCGGCAGACCCTATAGTGAGCATGGCTACAGCTGGCTATGACTACCTGATCATGTTCTCTGAGGCTGCTGTGTGGGTTATGCGTGGTGATCCGGCTTATGGCGGTCAGCTATACAGGGCTAGCGGCGTAGCAGGCTGCGTCACTAGGGATGCTTGGTGCAACGGTGATTCTACAGAGATATACTTCTTGGGCAAAGACGGACTCTACATGATGGAGCCGAACGCTGGGCCGATCCGCCAGCTGTCTCAGGGAAAACTACCCAGAAGTTTGCGTGGGATAGACCGAGACAACTATGACGTAAGCTTGGTGTATGACCCAGAGGACAATGGAGTACTGATCTTTATTGTTCCAAGAGTGGCTGGGACAAATGGAGAACACTATTGGTTTGACATAGAAACACAGTCGTTCTGGCCTATACAGCTTACTTCTTCAGGATATCAGCCGGTTTATGCAGCCACTTTTGGTGGAGCCCCAACTAGATCAAGGCGTGCTGTTCTAGCATGTAAGGATGGATACATCCGAGAATGGACAGGAACAAGCGACGATGGTACTGCTGTACCTAGTTATGTTGTATTCGGCCCATATCCGATATCATCCGCTGACAGCATTGATGGGATCTTGGCCGAGCTGAACACTGTTACAGACAAAGACTCGGTTCCTGTGACCGTCGAAGTGTACGCTAGATCGACAGGTGAGAAAGCTTCTCAGGATGCTATAGCAGGTACATCACCGTCATACACGTTCACATCCAAGGCAGGTCGATCACAAACAAAGCGTCCGAGAATCCGTGGGGCTGCGTTTTGCATACGCATTTCTGCTACTGGAGCTTGGGCTTTTGAGTCCATGTCTGGTATGATTGCAGCTGGCGGCAAGAACAGGAGGATCTAATGGGCATCTCTAAGGCTGCTGGAAGGATAGACCGTCCTTACAGGGCTCCTCCAGAACGTGGTTCGATAGAGGATTTACGGCGTTCACTCGACAGAACTAACGAACGAATAGACGCATTGGTTAGGAGATTGGATCACATCGAGGAAAACATTCTGAATGTTGACTCGGTATGGTCTGATTTGATAGGTGGCACTACATCGAACCCTTGGGTAGATCCATAGGTATACGGAAATGGCAAATAAAAAGATAACCGACCTGACTTCTGCTACTACGCTGAATGACGACGATTTATTTCCGTGTGTCTCTGGCGTTGGTGTTTCTCCTGTAACTGAGAAGATAACGGTTGCTGACTTACGCACTGTTGTAGGAACAGGTAACACTATCATCTCGTCTGGCAGTGGAGACTACAATGTTAATCCAGCTGCAGCAACGGGTGACAACCAGATTGTTTTTTCCAACACAACAAATTCTGGCATACAGGCTGGTGATATATGCAGTTTTGTGCAGAACAGCATTACAAGCTATTACCTAGTCAAGGAAGTAAGCAGTGGAAGCTATGTCGAGTTTGCTGGGCCTGCGATATCAACTGCTCACAACATCGGTGACATCACGATCTATTCTAAATCGAGATCTGTCACGACAGACATTGTGTTCTCTGGTGCATATGCTATCAATGGAGCCACCACTACACTGATAAACAGCGAGACGAAAAGCAAGTTCAGGTGGAATGGGGCAAAGGCTTATCTTCTGTTTGTTGCTGCACGTAACAATCAAGCTGACGGAAGTGGAACTCCCGCTGAGATAAACGTGACAGTTGCGCGGTCAGGATCTCTGGGTACATACAACGACATAACTAATTACTCAACTGGTGGATTATCTATCACCGGAACCGGATGGAACACTACGCTAGACCAAATAGATTCAGGTCAGTACGCAATCAACTTCGGAGATGAGATTGAAATTGACTTGGTCAATTCCGGTGGAGATGGTGACGCACGCGACTTAACTGTGTCATTAGTGTTTGGCTTGGAGTTCTAAGATGCGTATCGGCGGCACTCGCGCGAGTTACAAGAAAGGATGCGTTGGCATTGTGTATGCCACCGAGTCATCGCCATATATCGGTGGTTACCGATTCGATGCTACCGATGCGTCTTCTCCTTGGAAAGCCAAGTACACATCGCCAACAGCACCGCTCGTGTCTGGGATGGATGATCGCAGTGCAGCTATAGCAGTTGCTCCAACGAATCAACACATCATCTATGGTGGCAGTGGGCTAACCACTCTTAATATCTATGGGTTTGATATAGTTGATGGTTTCGGAAGTGCAAACTTTAAGGCTGCAGATGCAGCACGTCCTGATGAATTTACTGATGTTGAAGGTATTTGCTTCTCGCAGGACGAATCTAAGATAGTAGTGTCAGCAACTAATAGCTTGTCATGCTATGACTGGGACAGTGGGTCTAGCGGGACTTCTGTAGTTGGCGCAAACCTATGGTCTGTTGCAACACAGAGGGATACAGTACTTGCTAGTAGTCCGCAGGCTATTGGTTCAGCAGTAACATTGCTACCTTATAACTCATTGCAGCTTGGAGAAGACGAGGTAGTTCTGCAGTCTGAGTATTTCCCCGACTCTGCCTTTTCTAACCCAGAAATGCGTCTTCGTTCTCTGTCTACAGGAAGCAACTTAGGAGTCGCACTATACTCCAGAAACTCTGGTCGATTGCGTACACCAGTAGCATTTTCTAGACAGCCATCACTAGTCTCTGGATCTACTGAAAACACCTTGATGCTGGTTCAGGACGTTTCAGGTTCTTCTGGCGGCAACCTTGTTAAAGCTCTGGGTCTATTGGATTTAACTTGGAATTCAGACCGATCTAGTTTGATACCGTCCATCACTGCTGGTGACCAAAGGTACTGTATGTTCGACCCATACGGTCGATTGATCATAGCAAGCACGCAGGAATTGAGGCTGTACAGCCAAGACTTCGGTACTGGTGCATTCAGTCTTATTGATTCGGTAACAGCGTGGACACACGGAGACATCAACAGCTTGGCGTACGACATAGACCAAGATGTACTATTTGTTTCTTCTCAGGCAGCTCCATACATAAACGCCTTCAGGATGTCTAGGTCAGGATTCGACCTCAAGTACCCAGCCATGACACCGTCACTTAACGATGCAGGATCTTCCGTTATAAGGATGTCGCTCGTTTATGACGAAGAGTGGAAATCATACAACGCATAGGTGATGAAATGGTTAGTTCAGAAAATTATTTCCCAATGCCCAACACTCCCCAGTACACCCAAAGGTTTGGTGAAGGAGGTTTCTCTCTAGGCCAAACAGGAGATGGCGGGTCAGGGTTCTTGGGTTTCTTGGAGGCATCACAGCCTCTTGCTTCCCTCGGTGGGAGCTTTCTGCAAGCAGCTCTCACGCCAACTGGTCAGAGACAATTCACTAGATTCACAGCGCAAGACGATGCAGATTTCACTAGGGGCAGGGTAGCTAGCAAGCGTGCAGCTGATGCTTACGCGAAAGATCTTCGCAAGATGGGTGCGCAAAGAATGAACGCACTCAGGAAAGATCTTGACATTCAGCTACAAGAAGCGAAGCAGGTTGGTCGTCAGATTGGCCGTGACATTTCAAGTGGTTTCGATGCTCAAGCCAACGCTGCTAACCAAAGAATGCTTTCGTCCGGTCTATCAAACACGACAGTTGCTTCAGGAATGAATGCACTTGTTAATAGAGAGCGTGGCAATGCTCTGTCTAGGTTTGCTGGTCAGCAAGCAAGTTATATCTCAGGCATACTTGGTCAGCGAGCTAGTGCGTTGGCAGCTGAAAGGAACTTCCTCGACTCGCAGTTAAGCCCTATTATGGGGTCTGACTTTTCGCTCCGAAACATGCGAGCCCAACGCATGGGCATGTCTGGAACAACTTCTCAAGAAGGCTACGGCTCCGCTCTAGGACTTTAAGATGGCTAAGATAGTACGACCAACTCCCAACATCATTGACGTTCCACAAATTTCAGAGCCGTCAACAGGTGAGCAGAAAGGGTTCGGGCAAAGATTGTCTGAGTTCTCCGGCAAGCTGTTTAGTGACGAAAACAACCAGCGTGTTGGTGATTACAGCTCAGCTATAGCTGACCTCGCGTCTCCGTTTATTGAGGGTATCGTCGGCGCATACGGTGGCAACGTCTCTTCTCTTCCATCATACAGAGAACGTGCGTCTAGACAGGAGAGGGCTGCTGAAGCAGTCGAGCAAGCAAGCAAGGCTGAGATCGAGAGGGCTAAACAGAAGCGAGACGAAGAGCTAATCAAGCTTCGAGAGGAGTCAAGCAATCGTTCTTTCACTTTCCAAGAAGGTCTTCGTCAGGAGTACAAAGATAAAGATCGGGAATACGAAAACGAGAGAAACGATTTTGAATACAATAGAGCCAAAGAAGACACTGCCAGCACCACGATGACCGGCAGACTTTTTGATGTTGCGAAGAAAGTTTTTGATACTGAGTTGGAGATTAGCAAAGAAGGTATCCGTACGGCAAACGAAAGCTCTGAAGAGATTCTAAACATGAGGCTGACCCCTCGTGGTCAGGAATTATGGAAGGATTTCGTAAAGGACACTGCCGGTAAAAATGAAAAGATAGAGGAAAGCAACAGAAGTAAAAGGAATACAGGCGTTCCAGAAAACGCACTTACCCAGCCACTTCCAATCTCCGAGCAAGGTTTTGCAAACTATCTGCAAAAGAACCTTGCGGTTAAGCTAGATGATCTTCGGGCTGGATCTAGAAACGGAACCCTTAATGTTTCTCCCACGTCCATAGGGAAGATATCACAGCTTGCTCAGGCAATGAAGGACGTGGAAAGCGGAGCAGTCCCTGCAAACGCACTTTTGAGTGTTCTGACGCAGATAGGCGAACAGGTCGGAGAGGTAGAGAAAGACGCTGTGCCTGTCCCAACTGCTCAAGAAAGGTTTAATTCAAGCTCGGTAGTGATTGGTGATGACGCAATCGTCCCGACTGGTGACGGCAGCTACAAGTCTCTTCCATTAGGAAGAACTACAGCCATGAAAGCGCAGGGCGAAGGCACTGTCCTGATGGCACAAGCTCAACTTGATAGGCTGGAGTTTGAAAAACAGCAGAGAACGGAAGAGGTTCGGAGTAAGGATATTGAGCAAGAAGAAGAAAATAGAATAAAAGCAAAGGAACTTCTGCGGAAGATAGGAGGAGATAATAGAGTTCGTGCTGGTATGCCTGCTTGGTTAGCACGTCACCCTGACGTGGTAGCGCAAACGGAAAAGGAGCTTTCCGATGACAGGTCGTTAGGTTTTCAAGAGCTTTCTGCAGAAGATAGGGCCGCCACAGTTAAAGAACAACTGACAAGGAAGTTTTTGTCTTCGACAATACTCGACCTTACTCCAAAGGAAAGCTCAAATACTGTTAGAGAAAAGTATATCAATGGTACTTTAGATGTCAGAAAAGATGAGTACGACCAGATGGCTGAGGAATACGTACTCGGACAATTAGAAGCTCAGTGGAAGGCAGAGCATGAAGGTTACATGCCTCCTGAAGAATGGAAAGCCACAATGGGCGACGAGCCGTATCCTTTCCCACCCATGCCAAGTGGCAATGAGTTTTTGGATATGGCTGGCGGCATGAGTGGTGCAGTAAGCAAGTATCACAAGGTTTATGCAGAGAGGCAAAACGAGCAGATCGAAAACTCTCGTCAAGCTTACAGACAGGAGTTGATGGGTCTGAACATAAAGACCTTGAACAGCAACCCTGAAGTCGCTCGTAGTGCTGCGTCAATCCCTAATCCTTTTCTGTCAATGGGTAGCGACGAAAGAAGCATTGCTGCACGGATGCTAGGGTTAGGTGCATTGTATGGCAAGGAGATGAAGGACATAGGATTGGAAGGGCCAAGTGAACTTGCGGATATCCTCTATGATCCAGCTAATAAACTATTGCCTGTATTGACTCCAAGCCTTGGATACACAGTTGCTAGTTCACGGAGTGCCGGTCTATCTGACAACCCTGTGATAAGGAATCTGTTTGGAGCTAGGGGTGTTGTTCCATACAACGACATACCTATGCCAGCAGAAAGCAGAGGAATGCCACCGCTAATTGATAGCAACATTAGTGACGCTGAGGCAGCTTCGGTCAATCAAAAGATGACAGAAGACTCTAGTGCTGAGATGTCTGCTGCCAAGGCTAACAGGTACGCAGGATTCCCAGAGCCATTGTACGAGAACCAGTATGAGCGAATGGACGAAATCGCCACTTCGTTGCAGCAAACAATGGGAGATATGAATGCTACTGGAGGCAAAGCTAATCAAGAACGGGCATCGCAGTTCAAAAGATTGCAGGTTGCTCTTGCTAAGAAATCAGGAGGCTCCGCAGATCCTAGACTGGTTACTCCTTACATGATGGCTATGTCTATCGACCCGATTCTTGTGCAGCTGGCTCAGTCAACTCAGAAGAACTTGCTGGGTATGGACATGCCAGACGGAATCCAAGACCCACTGACGTTCGTCATGAAGAACACTGCGAGTGCAATAGAAAAAAAGGCAGAGGGTAGGTTCTGGGGAACGATGCCAATAGAGCAGAAAAAAATGTTATTGGCTGACTCCGATAAGCGTATAATATTCGTTCCTCATCTCGCTAACACAGCTGGATCAGATAAGTTCCTTAAGCCGTACAGAATGGGTCAGGCTTACGTCGATCTTGCTGGTCGTGTTATGCAGAAGAAGAAGGGTGAAGTTCCGCAGGTCGTAAAGGAATACGGTATGGAAAGAAGCCCATACATATCTGATGCTTTGCCGCCTCTACACTAGGCGTTAAACGAGAATCTGTTCCGAGTCTTCAATAAATCTAGAAAGCAACATGGCTAAAACCTTTAAGCGTTTGCAAAAGCCGGAAGAAAAAACAATCTCCTTCGATTCGCCAGCAGTGATAAAGGAAGATAATGTTTTCTTTAAAGAAGACTCACCCCTTGGTATGGCTGAAAGCTTCGGTCAATCTCTCAAGAGAACACTGATTCCGCCCGGTTCGTTCGGCACTGCAGGTGTTGATAAGTTCGAGGAAACGATACCCGATGACTACCTCAGTGAAAAAGAGATAGACAACATTGCTTATGACGCAAAGATCGCCGCCGCTATGCGAGCGCATGTTGCACAAGAAGATCAAGCTAATCGTGTATTCGGTACGAGTGTAGGAGGATTGGCTACCGAGGGTTATGGGCGTGAGTTGGCAGCTGGTATTGGATTTCCTGCTGGTGCATTTGCTTCTACAGCTACAGCATTAGGAGGCGGTTCTCTCATTGACCTTTTGTTCGGTGAGCTAACCGAAGGACGTGAAGACAAAGGGCGTGCTGTATCCGAACGCATACGTTCTTACATGGCTGAGTCGCAACGGTCTCAGGTTAGATACCCAAGTGATTACAAAGGCAATCGTCCGTTCAAGAACACCATGTCGGATGAGGCCTTTAACACATGGAAGAGAAGCAGTATTCAAGCTCTCGCCCAAGCTCCACTGATGCTTTCTGCTCCACTGATTGGATGGGAAGGTGTTGTAGGTACGCACGTCTTTGGGCAGACGTACGACTCATATGAAGAGTACACTGCAGCTGGCGGATCGAAGCAACTTGGCATGCTCTACGGACTTGCAAATGGAGTAGTCGAGTATGGGGTAACCAAGGCTTTTCAGTTTGTTGGTTTGGCAGGTCTTGAGCAGGCATTTAAAGCTGGGAGAACGGCAATCCACCCAGCCAAACAAGCAATGATGCGCGAGGTTGCAGCGAAAGGCCTCCTTAGTAAGTTCGGTGTTACAGCAAAAGGCACACCCGCTGCATTGGCATCTTTCGCCTCCACTGCAACACCAGAGGCGATTGAGGAGACAATGATAGCAGTCATGCAAAATTCCTTGCGTGCTACATCTGGTCTAGACCCCAACGCTGCCGACTTTGAGAACCAATGGAAAGCTGCAGTTGACGCTAGCATTACGTCAATGCTGATGACTGGAGCAATGAACACTGCTGCGTTATCACGAGGGACTTGGAACAAAGACACGCAGCAGTGGACTCCTGATGGAGATGTTCAGCTACGAGACGTTGACCTGTCTCCAATGCAGCTCGCGATGAACGACCCGACCGGAGGTATTCCAGTTGTCGAAGAACTCAATCTCGGTCTCGACTTAACGGAAGACCAGAGAGCGGAGCTAGAAGAAGACTACAAGAAAAGCAAGCAGCAGGATGTAGAGCAGAGTGAAAAGCAGATGGAAAGGGAGAAGGCTCTCACTGAAGCCAAGTCCGTTTCCAGCTCATTAAACAAATACACAGAAGAAGTCACCGATGTAAACGGTGATGTCGTTGAGGTTGAGACTCCTGCTGATGCACAGAATGTTCGCGTCACGTTAAACACCGATGTCGATTCAATCGAGTATGACATCCTGTCATACATGATTGACGAAAACAAACTAAAGCTCATTGATGACGATGGTAACTTAAAGTTCTCTAAGCTAACTGATGTCTCACTGACAGATGAACAGGTAAAGAAGAACATAGAAGATAGTGACATACTGTCTCCTGTTCCAGAGGGTACTCGATCCGTTTTCGGTCGTGCAGAAACCGAGCCCGATCCGACAGTTGCTCCAGTGTTAAACGACAACACAGAGACTATCCAAGACAAGATTGATGCATCAACAAAGGAGAACATGACTGCCGAGGAGTACCTCGACTACCTTACGCAAAGAAGACTTGATCAAGGTGAAGATCTAGAGCAGGAAAGCGTCTTTCTTCCTGATGACGCAGAAGCACAAGATAGGTCTGTGTTTGATGTAGCTGGCAGGGACAGCAGGCTCGACGCTCAAGAGGCTCAGGAGCAGTATGAATTATTAGCGGAGTTCGCAAGCAGAAACAACTTGCCGGAACAGTGGCTTCAGGAAAACGACCCGAGAAGAAAAGACTCTGTGTTCAATGAGTCTAATGAAGCTCCAGTGCAGCCAGAAGCTGACCCAATCCGTGATGTCATTCAGGTGCAGGAAGAAGCAAAAGATGTTAACTCACTCATAGAAAGAACCAAGACAAATGCGGAAGCTGCAATCCGGCAAGAGATTGAAGAGCGTTACCCAGTCGAAAGCTACACCCCAGTAAGCCAGCAGTTCCTTGAACGCATCATACGTGATCGCCTTGAACAGCAGTTCCTGATGTTCTCCCAAAGCGGAACGGACATTAACTCACTGTCTCTAAAGCTACAGCTTGACTTAGGTGCTACTGATGCTGACGTTCAGGCTGCATTGGTTGGACTTCAGTCTCAGGGTCTAGCTCAGGTTGACTCCACTTCTAACAAAATCCTCCCGAGCAAGAAGTTCGTTGATTCAAACCGAAAGGAATTGCTGGAGGGAGAGGTAGGTGAAGTGTCGGAGGGTCGATCATACTCAGAGTATGTGGTAGAGCAGAACCCTATAAACACAGACCTACTTGCGTTTGACCTTGACCAGACAGGTGACGCTACCCGTATGGCTAAAACCAAAGACGGGCCGATTGCTGTAAATATACAACGCAATCAAGACGGAAGTCATATGGTCACTCTCACTAAGCCAGAGAAGTTCAAGGGTCAGAGAGAAGTATTTGACGCAGACATTTCATCCAAGGATGTTGCTGAATCAGCTGTCGGAATGTTGCATGATGCTATTGAGTTCCACGGACTGCCGGATTCTAAGTCTCCTCAAGAGCAAGCAGAGCTTAACGACCCTAACGATGCCGGATGGGAATCATACTTCAACTACCTTGGAGTAGGCCTAGCAAGAAATGCTGGCAAAGCGTTGCTGGAAGCTGGTCAGGTTGCAGTTGGTGCTGCTCGTGGGGCTGCTTCAGGTTCTGCTCAGGATATTGCACTTAGTCGAATGGCAAGGAGAGGTGCTAGAGCGTTTAATGACGCATACAGAAACACCATCGAATACCTTACTGGCAAGAAGAAAAGACCTGACGGTACTGTCCGCTATAGAGATTTCTTGGAGGCAGTAAAGAAAGACAAGGAGCGTGGGTTTCCCACCATACTAGATGACGAAGTGGATCTTGTCAGAAGAGATGCTGTAGTAAAAGGCTTGTTTGACCAACCTTGGTTTATAACTCCTGATGAAGCAGGCGTAGTTGATCGCGGCCCACTCTATCAAATCGGAACTAAAGCAGAAGATACAGCTGACACAGAGGCACAAGAGAAGACCGCCGAAGAAGTAGAAGCAGAAAAGAAACGGCAGTTCACCATTGCAAAGCGTTTCATGGAAGCCATTGGGCAAGGGATGAGTTTTAATGATTTCATCCGCGCTCAAGAGTTTGGGTTTGAAGGAACCATAGAAGACATAGAGTCCGGTCTCCTTACTGAAGAACAGTTGCGGCAGCTATCCAAAGCAATCGGAGAGATCGTTGATTTAGATATCAAGCAGCAGAGGGAATCAGAGGAGGCAAAGAAAGCGGAAGCAGCAGAGCAGCAAGAAGAAACTTCTGAAACCACACAAGACACAGAGGTGGAAGATCAGAAGCCTGTGTCCGAGGTGAAGGTCGAGGACGAGGTTGAAGAAGAAGAAGAAGTGACTCCTCCATCTGGTGAGAATCATGACATCTTCGTGAAGCTATTTACTAACAATGAAGCCGGAGGATTCCTGAGTAGCACTGAGCCAGTCTACGTTGAATACGAAGGCGAAGGAACGTATGAGGTACTGAACTATCGCACAACTGATGGACAGATGACGATAGTCGATGAGGATGGAGTGGAGTCAACTTGGAACATCATGGACGGAGAGTTCAGCATTGTCAAAACGGAACAGGCTAGCGACGAGCCTGTTCCTGAAGACATGCAGGATGATGAGCAAGTTGATACTGAAATTCAACAGGATCAACCGCAAGTAAAAAAGAAAAGAAGAGGAAGGTCAGAGGGTACAGCACCTCAACCGAAGAGCAAAGAGCAAGTTTCTGCCATCGTAGAGCAAGCAAAGAAAGCAGCTAGAGAAGCAAGAAAGTCTGGGAAGGCAGAGGAGTCTCCAGCAACAAAGTCGCCAGATGATGCCATGAAGAATGTACTAAATGCATTGATGGACGCTGGTGTAGATGTTGTATCTTCTGACGAAGTTCAAGGCCGAGACTTTTCTGCCGACATGCCGGATGAGCTTTATTCATTTGACGACAGTCAAACAGACTACGGTGGTGTATACAAAGAAACCGAGTCTGGTTTCGACAGGGAGGATGTTGAAAGCCAGATATCTTCATTGCGAGAAAGCATCCAACGAACTGTAAACGAAGATGCTCCAGACTGGCTGTACGACCTAGAAGATACTTCACGCGACATGCTGCTGTACAACACAGAACTAAAAGGTCTTTTGTCTATAGATCAAGACAGGAACACCGACCAGAACGAGCAGGGCGAAGACGGTCGCTACTTAAAAGATCAAGACGGGAACCTTATAGAGAGGTTTGCCGACTTAGAAGTAGAGAGAGCAGCTGAGGTTCTCGGAATAGACGACGATCAACTGAGTAATCTTATCGAACTGCACAACAAGATAGTAGATATTCAAGATGAGATATCAGATCTTTACGACACCCTAGAAAGTCCACTGCGAAGTACTAGGGAGGCAATGGAACAAGACCGGATAGCTTCTGTCGTTGCTTTCCAGACACAAGATTATTATTTCAGGAGTGATACAGGGAGAAGTTTGCAGGATCTTTTGGATGAATACTACACACGTCCTCTCAAGGATCTTGATGAAGACACTGATGAATTCCCATATGCGTTTTTTGGCGAGAGTGCTACTGCTTTTCCAGATGCGGATTCATTGCCTGCATACGCTAGGGAGACAGTCAAAGAACTGTCTGCCCTGTATCAGATAACAGACAAATACGAAAGCTCTCAAGAGCAAGTTACAGATGAGGAAACCGGAGAGCAGTACACTGACACTGTTAATACGTATGTAAATCCACCACATGTGCCGAACGACGAAGTACGTTCTCGACAGAAACCAGAGCAGATAAAGACCCAGACATCTATGTTTGGGGAGTTTGAATACAGTAAGCGTCTTGGTTCCTTCAGCATTCCTCTTTACGATTCTGCAGGTACTTCAATAGGAATATCGTCGGTTTACAAAAAAGGCAATGGGCTAGATGAAGATCACGTTCTTCTTGTTCAGAAGGACAAGAAGACTGGAGAGATGCTGAACGCTTTGGTTCCTGTGTCTAGGATAAAAGATGTCCCCAAAGGAAGTCGTCTTGAATTGAATATCACACAGCCAGCAAGGGATCAAGCTGAGTTTGAAAACAAAAAGATTTACTTTAATGACACTAATGTAAGCAGGGATCAACTTGTAGATCACATAGAAGACAGTTACACAGAACCAACGGACGAAGACAGCAGGTTCTATACTGTTGATTACGCTCGCGATGTAGCTGCTCAAGTAAAGAGGATAGAAGACGCAGAGGCTGCTGAAGATCGAGGCGAGCCAACTCCTGAATGGCTTGAGAAGGCAAGAAGGAACAGCGAACTTACTGGAGGTGAGTACTTAGACGATAGCCTTAACTCTGAAGAAACAGCTGGAAGGGCGGTGTTCTACAGGAAGAGAAAGCCCGACGAACTGTTTAGTGATGCCGAGCTTTTCCCTTGGCAGCGAGTCGGCTTAAGGACGCAAGACGGAGAAGAAGCTTGGGTCGCATCATACAGTCCTGCCGATGGAGGTGTGTTCAGGGTACAGTCTAGGTCGCAGAATGGGAACATTGTCGAGAAAGACATCAAGGCATCAGACATTCTTCCTCAGTCTAGCACTAAAAAACAAAAGGGAATTGTGCGCCGTGAAACTGATGGAAGGGATTTCTCCGACGAGCCAGCTCCGAAAAGAAAGCCAGCTGCAAAGGACTTGCTGAGTGACACAGTCGTAGATGCCTTAGTTGATCTAATGGCATTAAGACTTCAAGAGGGTGTTTCGTTGAAGGACATTGTGACAGAGACTATGTCTCATGTTGCTCCTGACGCGAGGCCTGAAGTAGTCAAGCCTCTCAAGGCTGCTTATGGTTTTGTTAAGGCTCTTTCTAATGAAGACTTGAGCCAATCGCAAATTGAAGAAGTTTTTCACCCATACATAAGAACTGCAAATGTACAACAGAATGCCGATGGACTGGAAGGTGGACAAGGCGGGGCTGGCGTGGGCTCCCAAGGGAGGACTGGCGATAGCAGTACCGAAGGGTCTAGACGAGATACAGTGGGAGGAGTTCCTGAGTCAGCTGGGGATCAAGCTGGAGCTGGTAGTGGAGAACGAGGACTACGGAGAAGGAAGGTACAGGAGGATGTGGCAACAGCTGACAGCACAGCCGATAGCACTCGACGAAGACGACTCGGTGACAGATCACCCGATGACGCAACAGTTTCAGGACTACCTGATGGAGATGCGGGACTTGAGGGAGGAAGACTTTCCGATGAAGATCGAGCCGACCGAAGAAGCGAAAGAAGAGCTAAGTTCGACGCTGAGTTGCGAAGCGTTTCTCGACAGGACTTTTCGGGAGATGTAGCTTCCGTTCCTTACCAGAACGTAAGTGGTCAGATAGTAGATAAGATACTTGTGCCGACAAACCATGCCGATGCAGTTGCATCGAACATGCGTAAGATCCAAGACAGGTATTACTACCTGCCTAACTTCGTGGCAAAGGAGACAGGTCTAGATCAGACCTCACTTGAAGACTTCTCTGCTATGTACGACTATCAGCTTGAGGGTGTAGCTGCTGCTATTGCTGCCCATAAGCGAGGCGAGTCATACATTCTTGGTTGGCAGACTGGTATCGGTAAGGGTCGAGTCGTTGCTTCTGTTATGCAGTACGCTAGGAAGCAGGGGCTTCTCCCTGTGTTTGTAACCGACCGCCCAGACTTATTCTCATCAATGATGGAGGACACGTACAACATCGGAGCAATCAAGGAAGACGGAGACTTCATCCCTTTCATAACGAACAATGAGAGCGAGTCTACTGCGATTAACCTAAACGCAAACATCGAAGGTTTCGGAGAAAGAAAGCAGGTTCAAAACAAGTCTGAGTCAGAGGCTTCCATGGAGAGGATGTCTGTACGGAAGGGCAGGCTTGTTGATGGAGACAAGAAGTACGATGCTATCTTCACTACGTATGATCAGATGCGTCCTAGCAAAGGCCTGACGTACAGGAACAACTTCATAAACAATATCGCAGAGAGAGCGTTCTTTATACTTGACGAGTCTCACAAGATAGGTGAAGGCAAGGGTCGCAACGCTGACGGAACAGAGAAGTTAAGCACAGGTTCATTCTTGCGTGATGCGATTGCTGCATCGCAAGGTGCTTTGTTCTCCTCTGCGACATTCTCCAAGACCTCAGACCAGATCAAGACGTACGTCACAGCCGGTCTAGAGAAATCATTGGACGACCCAACCCAACTTGGCGATCTATTGTCTTCGATGGGTGATGCTGGACTGCAGATCTTTAGTCAAGGACTTGCCGACAACGGCACGTACAGTCGTCTTGAAAGAGACATGGCTGACGTTGAGGTCACAACAAAACAGGTGACCACTGTACCAGAGCAAGTCGATGCAATATCTCAATCTCTTGCGAGTCTTCAAGATGCTCAAGTTGCGATCAAGTCCTCACTTAAAAGCAGTATAGAAAAAGTTGAAGGAGGTTTGTTCGGGACTGATGCTTCTTCATTTATTGATGGTCTGCCGGAAGGAAAGAATAAAGGCAGGCTCAATGAGTACACTAAGCCAAAGTCAACAAGCGGTATTCCATTCTTACCAACCAAATTAAAATTCGCCGGTCAGCCTCAACATCAGAATGTCATCACTACTGCCATAACTGCTATGAAAGTAGAAGCTGCAGCCGATGACATAATAACTCAGGTCAAGGCTGGCAAGAAGGTCGTTGCTGTATTCGACTCGACAATGGAGTCAGCTCTTAACAAGTTCGTTCGGATTCAAGACATTGGAGTAGGAGGCGAAGTCAACTTTAACCTGAAGTCAGTTCTGCTTCAGCAGGTAGAAGAAGCCAGAAGAGTAGAGGTGCTATTCGAGAGAAAGACATCCGATGAAAACGGCGACAGGATCATAAACCCAAAGAGCAAGCTGCCTCTTGAAGAAAAGAAAAGAGTAAGAGTTCGACTGGAAGACAGTGAACTAAGTAAAGAGGCGTTGGCTGCAATAGATAAAGCTCGAAGTCTTATTAACTCATTGCCGGATGATATAGCTGGATCTCCAATTGATGGCGTTGCAAAGAGACTAACTGAGGCAGGCATCCAGTTCGCGGAGCTTACAGGAAGGAAGCGTGTCATAGACTACAGCAGTGGAAAGCCTATCTATGCAGCAAGAGATGACTCGGAAGCATCAAGTACTGGCAAGAAGGCTGTGCAGGACAGGTTTAATAATGACCCACAGCTTAAGGTAATCCTCGCCAACAGATCCATTGCTACAGGAATGAACCTGCAAGCATCATTCGGGTTCGCAGATCAGTCGCAACGTCACATGACACTTATCGAGATTGCGAAAGACATCAATGCCTTGATGCAGCTGCTTGGCAGGATCAACAGAGCCAACCAGAGTTCAGTTCCTACGTACTCGTTCATGCTTACTGATTCTCCTACGGAGATCCGTGTAGCATCTATGTTCTCCAAGAAGCTGCGATCACTGAGTGCTAGTGTCAGTGCTGACGGAGAGTCCTCTATCAATCCAGATATGCCTGACTACATGAACTTCGTTGGAGAGTACGTTCTCAATGACGTTCTTTTGCAGATGAAGCATGAAGGCATCGACCTGCTGGAGCAGATGGGAAGGAAGAAAGGTCTCGTCCTGAATGGAGAGGAAGCTGTACTAAAGCAAAGAGAAGGGGATCTAAGCTTCTTCAACGAGATTACATCAAAGCTCAACTTCTTCCCGATTGCAGCACAGAACGAAGTGTGGTCTCGAATGGAAAGAGCCTATCAGTCCGAGTTGGAAAGCTTGGCTATGGCAGGTGACAGTCCTCTTAAGGCAAAGCTGTATGACTTCAAGGCAAAGACACTGGACTTTGAAGTTGTCAAAGCACCAAGAAATGCAGCAGCTAAAGAAGGCGTGTTTGGTTCTGGCGTAAGGCTACAAAGAGTTTCTGCTAAGAACGATGGTGGAATACTGACGGAGTTCGCTATTGAGAAAAGAATAGCGGACACTCTTAAAGGCAAGGAACCTGCTCAGTTCACTGCCGAACTTATGGATACTGTCATCAGTGAACATGAGTCTTACATGGAGGACAGGAAAGCACGTATAGCAGAGATAGGAATTGATGCGGAAGCAAGGACTAGGGAACTGAACACCAGTGCATCTAGCCGGATAAATATCATTCAGTCTGTATTGGATACTCCTGTCGGGTCTCACGTTGTCCTTACAACAAAGACACGCAACGCATCGAACGGTCAGCTGGAAGACTACAATGTCCCTGCTGTAATCCTCGAACACGTTCGCCGTGGTCAGTCGGAAGACCCAGCAAACCTCAGTGACTTCTACGTCAGAGTCGCAGTGCCAGACGAGCGTGGTGTAGCACAGATATCTTACGAACAGATATCGCAGGGCAGGTTCGCTATCAGTGATCCGTCATTGACACGCAAAGACACGCTGAAGGTATTCACTGACAAGACTAAGGGTGGACGAATTGAGCGTTACATTGCTACTGGCGATGCTGTTGCTGCACTGGAACAGTTCAAAGGGTACGGCGTTCCCGGCTTCTATACAAATGACAGGGGCGAACAGCGAGCTGGAGTCATACTTCACAGGGACTTCGACCCAGAGATCTGGCGTGAGAATAGGCCTGCCTCCATATCGAATCCCAACTCTGCAGCAATGGCATTGGTCGAAGGCATACCACTTCGGTTCTTAGATGGCAAGGCGCAGATAACTGGGAGATCCGATGGGCTTCATATCCAGATGCCATTTGAAGCAAAAGGCAATGGAGTTTCCAAGATTAAAAAATCATTGGAAGATGCAGGCCTAAAGTTTGGCAAGAGTGAAGATGGACTCACTGCATTCATCAACAAGCCGTATAGTAAAGACCGGCTATGGGAAAGTGTTGTAAAGAGAATCATAGACAACGCTGGCGGGAGTGTGGTAGCAGCACGCAATCACTCTCTTGCTAGGCAAATCATCCGTGATGTCGAAGGTCTCGATGACCCAAGGGTAATGGAAGGACGAGACCTGTTCCGTTCTTCACGAAGAAGAAAGAAAGACCAGCCTCTCGCATCAGAGGAACTCAACCCGCACACTGAAGCGCGGCGTGAGATTAACTTCTGGAATGAGGTCACAACCGGCGGACAGATCCACGTCAACAACAAAGATGCGGAGAACATTATTGTCCAGAGCAAGTCTCTAGTTAACTCACTTGCCACCATCTTTGATCTCAAGAACTGGGAAGGCGGGGTAGCTGGCCGTGATGTTCATGCTTGGTATCAGGGTGCAAAGAAGCACCAGAAGTATGGCACTGGAGAAATCGTAACAGCCAAGCATGCATCTGCACGCATAGGTGTTCGGTTGCATGAGATAGCTCACGCATTAGATGACAGGTACTCAATCACAAAAGATCAGCTAACTGATGAGCAGCTAGAAAAGATTAAGTACCTTGACCCATCTATAGCTAGGGTCGAGGAAGGCAAGGGCAGAGTCAGGGAAGGATGGGCTGAGTTCGTAAGGAGAATGTTCACGCAGTCTTCTGTTAACCCAGAAGATTCGAGGGTCGAGTTTGCTGAGAGGATCGGGAACTTTGATCTGCAGGAATTCATGGATGAGATGACGAACTGGATGGCAGACTTTGCCAACAAGAAAGAGAACTCTGCACTCAAGAAGCAGCTGAAGAAGGCACGCAAGTTAATGAATGCGTACCGCGACCAGCCTCTTGCCAACAAGCTAGATTCGATGGTCAACGTGCAGCCAGTTGATGACCTTGCACTTAGCCCAATGGAGCGTGCATCTCGATGGGCTGCTGGACTTGGTCGAAAGGTCATGTTCCATTTCGATGACGACCTTAACGAGGTCATGAGATTTGACCGTGCATCAGTCAACAGTGTGAATGCAAATCGAATGGCACTAGAGGATCTCGTTGCATCAAAGCGTCACCAAGCAAATGAACAGGGAAGGCTTGCCCAAATCCTTGGCGTGTTTGATCCTAACACCAACGAGATGATTAGCAGTAGCGGTGTGATCTCTGACTTCCATGGAGGGATTCAATCCTTCTTTGACATGAGGTCTCAGATTGCTGTAGGCCAGAACAAGAGGCAGCAGATACAGTACAAAAACAGGGCTAAGGTTTTCGCTTGGGCTAGGCACGCAGCTTGGCTTGCCGACCAAGAATGGGCTCAGGACTACGAAGCAGGCATGGGGGTTGAAGAAGCAGTCGCCTTCATGAATGAGATTAAGAAAGATCCTGAGATGTACAACGATTACATCAAGATGTCAGAGGAGATATCTGACCAAGGTCTTAAGTACCTCAAGGTCGCATTAAGAACTGGAGGTCTTGACCCGAACATGTACAGGTTCTTGTACGAGAGATATCACAGGAGCAAGAACTACTTCCCGATGTACCGCATCAGGAATCAAGAGAATAGTCTTGCAATGGATCTTTCAGCGAGTGGTATTAACTTCACAAAGAATCCACTGAAAGGTAGGTCTCGGTATGGCAACGGTGATCCAGTAGAAGATCCGTTGGTTTCCCTTGAGAGCATGGCTGTTGATGTGTATCACAAGTCTGCACAGACAACGATAACCAAAGAAATATACCAACGCCTAGACAGTGGACGCGATGCAAGTCTAGGGCAGTTCGCTAGGGTTCGCGACAAGTCAACCAAGATTACCCAGCAGAGAATGGAAGACATTGTCAAACAGCTTGTTGAACGTGGGATCGTTAGTGATCGTGACGCTTCTTTGTTCAGGGCTGCTCATCGCATGAGGCAAGGTCTGGAAAAGATTGGTTACAAGTTGGGGGATCAGGTCACTGCTCCTGTCGTTTCCAAAGTAGACATGAACAATCTAGCATCAGGTCTAGGCTTCAGCAAAAACGATCCAGATCTACCAACCAAGCTAGCTCGTGTTGGGTTTGTTCCTTCGTCTAAGCTGCCTAGCTTGGAAGGTTTCGTTTCTACATTCACTCAGGTGTACGACAAGCCAAGGACTGGAGAGGAGCTTCGAGTTGTTTGGGTTCCAGTTGGCGTTGATCCCAATACTAAGGAGCCAATACTTAAGGAAGTTCAGATAGAACTGATACCGGAGTTTGCTGAGTCTTTGAGTAGCCTGAAGCCTATCGAAAAAAACGTGTTCTTTATGTTCATGAGTCTTGGCTACCAGTCAATCAGAACTTCTGCCACGGGAACCTTTAGTTTCTTCGTCAAGGATTTGCCGAGAAATATATCGAGTGCTTTAGCTCGTACAGACATAGAGGAAAGTCCTTATCTTCCATTCTACAACACGCTGAAAGGAACTATCAAAGAGTTCCACAATCGGTATGGAGTAGAGCTTGTGAGAAGGGCGGCATCTAAGGTTCCGATACTCAACCAGACTGGATGGATAAATCCACCAACAGAACTTCAGGACATGGACTCTCTGTACGTCTTAATGGAAAAGCAGGGAGGTTCTGCGTTCACTAAGCTAGGTTCATTCGTGAAGGGTTCTAGGTCTAGAAAGAGGGTAGAGCGTTCGCTCATGAGTGTTCCTCTTGACTCGCGAAGCACAGCCCTTGACATGATATTCAATGGTGGTGCTAGAGCTGGCCTGTTGCAATCACTCAAGTCACCAGAGGGTGACGCAATAAACCTAAAGGGCGTTACTCTGGAGAGAGTTCTGTCTGGATTAGAGAGAGTAAAGGATGCAACCACTGACAAGATGGCGAATTACTTCGATGCAATGCAAAGGTTTGCTAACGCAAGTGACAAGCCGACCCGCCTGATTAATGCTAGGAACAAACTCAACGAGTTAGGGTACACCGCACTGACTGGGAATAGCTTCATAAACCCAGATGGTGACAAGGTCTCGGGTCTTCCTCAAGAAGTCTTGGTAGCTGTAATAGCAGCGTATCAGAGCGGAGGGTTAAATCACGTCAGAGGTGGAAGGTTCAACAGACATACATCTAGGTACGTCAACTTCCTTAATACTAACTGGCACTCAGTAATTACTGATGCAGTTTTAATGAAGCGAGGTGCTTTAGATCCTATTGCTGAGAAGCTACTGCCTGAAAAAGTTTCTCGCCGTATCGTAGGTAGAAGAAAGGAAGGATTGTCTGACGCAAAGGCAAGGCACATGACAATCCTTGCAGCTAAATACCTGCCGCTCATGGCGTACTCTGTTGCTTTATCTGCCATGTACCGATTGTTCAACGATGAGGAAGAGCATTATGAAAACGCACCAGAGAAAAGAAAGGATGGTGCGTGGTTGCTAGGAAGCCAAGGCAAAACACTGCTTGAGATAAGGAGGTCATCTCAGTTCCGTCCTGCACAAGACCTCGGAATATACCTAGCGGAAAGCTTCCTCGAATCAGAGCGTTCTAAAGGAAGGGGTTCGCTCGGTGAGATCATGTTGGAAAACACCAAGGCTCCAGTCAATCAGTTGCAGTCTTCTTTCTATGGTGGGCCATTAGGGATAATGCTTCAAGTAGCTAGCAATAAGACGTACTTTGAAACGCCGATCACACCTTCGTTCATGCAGTCAAACTTTTCACCAACTCAACAGTTCTTGCCGAACACTACATGGTTAGCTAGGAAAGGTAGTGAGATCGGTTATGGCATGACAGGTTTGAAGTTTATGACTCCCCTCAACATCGACCATGTCATGGAGGGAATGACTGCCAGACTGTGGGGATGGGGTCATGATGTCGTAGGTGGTACATTCGATCAGACGATGAAGATGTACGATGTTGCCACTGGTGAAAAGAGAATGGCAGACTACGTTTCTCAGTTCCCAGCAGAAGAAATACTGCAAGGCATGCCTATGCTCGGCACAGCCTTTCCTTACAGGACTGAAGTGGAGCCTATCTATTCCCTCCAAGCAGCTCTCGATGAGCAGCAGACAGTTGTCAACGACCACCAGCAGATGGGCATGTCTGGTTCCGAGTCTGCACGAATAGCAAGAAGGGAATCTGCCTTCCTTGATAAGTTCAATGATCTTGTAAAAGGTCTGAACCAGCTTCAGCATCAGATGGAAGACGGCAAGGAAGACATTAAGCGACTGGCTGTTGGCACTGCACGTCAGGCATTAGGGTTGCGTACTCAGGACAACTTCCAGAGTGTACTAACTAGAGACAGGGACAGTCTTCCGAAGGAAGTGGTTGATGTTGTTGACCAGTTCCTCGACCTGACTATTGACAGGACGTTGCGTGTTTCAGCTAGAGGAAAGATCGAATCGTCAGACGTTCCGCTGCTCCAACAGAAGCTTGAGTACTTGGAGCATGTCGATAACGTAGCTGCGTTTGTCAGAGAAATATCTGACATGCCTTACGTTGCCGGATACTTGAGATCAAAGTACACAGGGTCTCGCATGTCTTCGCTAAGTAGAAGTCTGTATTCTAAACCAGAGAAGGATGGCGATCTTAATCCACACCAGCAAAGGAAGTACGATGCTGCTTACGATGAGACTACCTTCCGAGTTCGCAGGCTCCTCAAAGACCTCAAAGCAATAAGATGATAATACTACTCCTGTTCCTGATGGTGTGCCTCATGTATCCAGACTTCGCTCGTGGAGTCTGGGAAGGATTTTGGGGAGACGAGTAGGGCTAGTACGCACCGCCTCCATTGACTCCTTCAGGCATAGCCTATCGTTGTCGTAATGCTTCCGTGATGACTGTGCCTTAACAGCTAACGCTAGAAGTCCATGCCTGTTGTTGATGATCGCAATGGTAACAGATCATCTAAGACTTCATCCCGTTGACAACACTGGCGAGGTGTTGCAGTACAACTGAACGCTGATCCTTCAGCGGGGCAGGGTGATGGCGGACGTTTCGTGTGTTGCCAACCGCAGTGCCGTGTTTTTTTCTCACCCAAAGTCTTGGTGCTATCCACCAAATAAAAAACCTCCCGCTCCCCACACACCGAAGTGTGTCCAACAGGGAGAAGCAGGAGGCATTGTGTTCTGTAGTGTCTGTTGGTGCGTAGATTATGCACTCTGAGAAGTTACAGAACAAGGGGCAATAGCTGGAACTTTACGAAGTTCCCTGACCTCAGTCAGGTGACCTTGGATTGCTGCTCGGTGTGAGGAATACACACGCTCGTTGTTAGTTCCACCACTGGCGATGGTGATCCATAGCTGTGGCTTGCGACCGAAGAATCCGATAGGTGTACTGACGAAGTAGGTAACGACACTGGTGTTGCCAACGGTATCAACACGCAGCTTCTTGCCGAGGACTGAGCGTTCTTCACGCTTGATGCGTGCTTCCCACTCGTCATACTTTCCCCAGCTTACGGGGATAGCCTGATTGTCATCGTCTAGGATATACAGCTGCTGGCTCATGGTATTTCCTTTGAGTTAGGGTGATGATGATGTACACTACAGATTAACTATTCGTCATAAATTGCGTACGCAATAGAGCTTTTGTATGATTTCTCCACCTGCTAATCCAATGCTCGACCTACTATACTGGTTGTGTGGATTGTTCAGGACATCCCAACGGTGCAGATATGGCAAAGAAAAAAGCAACTGTTCGGAAGGCCATGAAGAAGGTAGTGACGAACCCGACGACAGGCCGGAAGAAGACAGTTAGATACGGGCAAGCAGGCAGAGCTAAGGATGGCGGGCCGAGGGTACGACCGGGTACATCTAAAGGTGACAGCTACTGCGCTCGGTCAGCAGGGCAGATGAAGGATCATCCCAGTGCAGCCAAAGATCCGAACAGTCCACTGCGTCTGTCTCGTAAGAGATGGAAGTGTGCAGGTAAAAAATCAAAGCGTTAGTTACTTCCTATAGGAGATTGATATGTACGGCATGGGCAAGGGAAAGATGGGCAAGGGAATGAAGAAGCCAATGAAGAAGCCAATGAAGAAGGCAGCGAAGAAAGGGTTTGTGAAAAAGGTCATCAAGAAAAAGAAGTGACGCAACAAAAGGTAGGTCATAGTTATGGCTAAGAAGAAAGGACTCTACGCTAACATCAACGCAAAGCGGAAGCGTATTGCAGCTGGTAGCGGAGAGAAAATGCGAAAGGTCGGAGCCAAGGGCGCACCAACGGCCAAAGCTTTCAAGAAAGCAGCAAGGACGGCTAAGAAAAAATGAAAGCAATCATGAAGCTGGCGGCAGCATGTGTGTTGTCCGCCAGCCTTTTCTCTACATGCCTTGCTGAGAACCTAGAGCTTCGGTCGAGGCTCGTGTCTCAGGTGGTGGGCATTGAATCTGCCGAAGAGATAGGCGGATATCTATTCGTTGACAGGGGTAGATCTGTCGGCAGGAAAGATGTAGTGCTAGTCTTTGCTGACACAGAGGCAGCGAACATTACGTTCGAGTGTACTGATATCAACAGGTTGCCGGTTGAGTATTCACTGGTCAGCCCGAGTGCCATCTCTGTATCGCAGGCAGGAAAGGTATGGGTCGAGGTAGTAGCTCTCGACTTTGATAAGAACATATACAGTAAGAGGACTCTTGTCATAGAGTCAGGTGCGAAGCCAGACACGGACGACACTCACCCAGATGTGAGCAATGAGTACGGTGTTGGCTCGGTAGCATACAAGTTCGCACCAGAAGAAGATGTGGAGGAAGTCGCTAGCATCTACGCTAGTGGCTCGGACTTTCTCTACGGAAGGCCGGAAGCTAAGACGGTCAACGGCACGCTCCAGTGGATCAAGGAACAGACAGACAAAGTCGCAGGCAAAGACTGGGATAAGTGGCGAGAGGAAATCTCGGACGCACTGGTAGAATCTCAGCAGTCCCGTGTTGGTGGCTTCAGTCGAGAGGATTGGTATCGGTGTCTCAATGAGATAGCAGATGGACTAAGGGCAGCAGAATGAGTGAGCTAAGACAAGGTCAGCTTGGGTACAATATCGAAGACGAGAACCATGACGAACTGAAGAAGGGCGACGAGCCCATGGTTCTGATGAATGCTTTCGTCGATAAGATCCCTGACTTCAACGAGCAGATAGATCCAACTGAGATTGCTATCGTGCTTAACCAAGGTAGCCTTGGTAGTTGTCAAGGTCATGCACTTTCCATGGTGTTTCAGATCTGCTACTTCCTAGCATCCGGCAGGTCAGCAATCTTCAGCCGTGCAGCAGGATACTATCTGAGCCAGAGGAAGGATGGTATCTCAGGTGACCGTGGATCTACCTTGTCAGGTGGCAGGTGGGTAGCCACTGAGCATGGCATGTGCCTCGAAGAACACTGGCCTTACGTCGAGAAGTACAACCCAAGAGAACCTGAGAATGTACCGTACCAGTACAAGCTTAAGGTCAGCCGTCCTTTCAAGACGGTCGAGGAGATTGTCGAGTGGATCAAGCTTGGGCTCCCCGTCCAGACGGGCGTAAAGTGGGGCAGGGAGATGAACACCGAGGTCGTAGAGAAAGCTAGCAAGAGAGGCGGTGGTCACAGCACCTGTCTCTGGACGATGCGAGGTGAGTACGTCAACAACATTAACTCGTGGGGTCAGTCATGGAATGGTGACGGCGTACACTGTTGGTCACTTGCGGCCATCGAGGAGATGCTAGATCATGGAGGGATCTTCGTTGGGTATTCACCAGATGGATTCGACTACCCAGAACCAGAACCAATTACCATAGAGGTGTAGCATGTGTCAGTTCGGTGAGAGCTTTCCGCTTGAGTCAATCAAGAACGTAATCGAGATCGTCCGCAGTGGAGAGATCGAAGCCAAGAAGTGGAAGCTCGTGAAAGAGATCTGCTGTGGCATCGGTACGGCTGCGAACATGATGGACGATGACATCCCTGATGATTTGATGGGTTCGTCTGGCTTGCAGGTGGATGAAGAAACCCTGCAAAAGCTTGATGATTTCGTCGCTAGCCAAGAGAATAAGGAGTTGATGCAGGCCATCCCTTGGCTGATGATCATCAGAATCCTCCTGCCTATTCTGATCCAGACCTTCGGTGACGAAGAGGTTCCCCGCGAAGCATAAGAGGCCAGCATGGATATCGTCCTTGTCATCGGAGACACGCATTGTCCATGCTTAAATCCTAAATACGTCGATCACTGCCTGAGCGCAGCAAACTTCTGGGGTGCTACTCGGGTCGTGATGATCGGTGACTTGGTAGATAATCACTGCCTCAGTTTCCACTTGCGGGAACCGAGGCTCAAGTCCGTTGACGTAGAGTATAGAAAGGCACTGAGGCAGGTGAAGCAGATCACCGATGCATTCAGTCACTTGCCTGTAGACATGATGCTTGGGAACCATGACGTTCTCAACTATAGGTGGGCAAAGGAGGTTGGTCTCGACTCTGAGATCCACATGCGAAGCTTCTCTGCGATCTGGGATCTTCCAGATAACTGGACAGTGCATCCTCGCTATGCCATGCACAAGATTGGATCTGTCCTCTATCAACATGGAGACAGAGGTAGAGGCAATGCTCTGCTCAATGCACAGCAAGAATGGTCAAGCTTAGTCCAAGGCCACCATCACCAGCTTGCATCTGTTTCGTTTGTGCAGAATGCAAACAAAAGATTCTTCGCCGTCCAGTCAGGGTGTGGTGTCTCGCACAAAGCACTAGCCCAATCATACGGAAGGAAGTATGCGTCTCGTCCAGTGTTGTCTTGTGCTGTTGTCATCGGAAGCGAGACAGCAGTGGTGGAGCCCATGAGATGAAAGATGTTTCCGGCATTAAGTTAAACGAGAAAGAATGGGAACTGACATTTGTTAAACGAGGCGAGATACCCAAGGACAGGTGGGGTGACTGCAACGTGAACACGAAGGTCATGCGTGTACGCAAGGACTTGTCTGACTACAACGTGCTAGCTACAGCCATCCATGAAATGCTCCATGCTTCTAGCTTCCACCTTCTCGATGAAGGCTGGGTAGACATTACTAGCACAGAGATAGCTAGAGTTCTTTTGAAGTCTGGTCTTGTGTCAGTGAACAAGTCTAGCTAACCAGAAAAATTTACCAATTGGATGAAGACCCCTTGCTGCCTGATCCTGTCTCCCTATATTCAGGTCTTCCAATAACCAACAGGAGACAGAGATGGATAAGCACAAGTGTGTATTCCATAAGGGTGAACAGGGTTCACCTGAATGGTTTCTTGCCCGACTCGGTAAGGTCACAGCCAGCAGGTTTGCTGATGTCATGACCAAGGGCAGAGGGTCAGCTACCAGTAAGACAAGTGAGTCTTACATGATGGAGCTTCTAGGTGAGAGGCTGACCGGAGAGTTCAAGCAGATCGTTAATGCTGCTGTGTCTTGGGGATCAGACAATGAAGACAGAGCAAGGCAGCTTTACCAGTGGCGCACCACTAATCATGTTCAAGAGGTCGGCCTCGCTACCATGGATACGAATCCAATGGTGGGTGCTTCGACCGATGGCATGGTAGAGGATGACGGTGTCCTTGAGATCAAGTGTCCTTTCAATTCTGCCAATCACCTGCAAACAATTGCGGAGCGTCAGGTTCCCAAGGCATACGAGTGGCAGGTGCAGGGGCAGATGTGGGTTCTCAACAAAGAGTGGTGTGACTTCGTGTCGTTTGATCCACGCATGCCGGAGACACATCGCATGGCAATTATTAGGGTTGCCAGAGATGAAGAGAAGATCGAGTCTCTTGCTGAGAGAGTCGGAATCTTCTGTGAAAGACTACAAGAGATGCTTGGGTCTATTGACAAGAACGCATGTGAACTAAGCTTCAGGGTAGTGTAATGGATATATGGAATAAGGTATGCGTAACAAGTCCTGAGCATACAAAGACAGCGAACAACGGACGGTATAAGTTTACTTGCGTTGACCCGCAGTGGCAGACAATGCAAGCAACACAGGTGTTCGGAGCCTACGGTTCTGGGTGGGGCATCAAGGATTGCAAGTTTACAATACTAGAGGAAGCAGGGTTCATCATGCTTGAGGCTGTGTTCTTCTACAAGGAGAAGCAGAAGACGCACGAGTTCCCTTACGCAGTGGACATGCGGTTCAAGACAGGCGATGACGTTTGCAAGAAGCTGCTGACCAGTTTGCAAAGCAAGGCTCTATCCAAGTTAGGCTTTAGTGCTGACGTGTACATGGGTTTGTATGATGACGTGCAGTACGTCAAAGATGCAGGCATCAAGCACAGCAGCAAGAGCAGGCAGGCTCAGTGGGTGACTGAAGTTATCGGTAGCATCGAGAGATGCAAGACCGTTGAGGATCTTGAGAAGTGCAAGGCACGCATCGAGGCTATGACGGATAAGTCTACTGTTCCAGAAGATTATGTGGATGCAATCAATCAGGCAATGCACGACAAGCAGAAGGAGCTTGGATAAGAATGGTCGGAAGCAGGGCGTACCAACAGCGACTTGTGGACGGAGCCAGACAGAAGATTGCAGAAGGACACAGACGGATCTGCATGGTGTTGCCAACCGGAGGAGGCAAAGGATTCTGTTCAGGCGACATTATCAGGATGAGTGCAGAGAAGAACAAGGAGTCTATCTTCTTTGCAGACCAGAGGGAGTTGGTGTTCCAGTTGTCGAAGCAGCTAGACAGGATGTCTGTGCCGCACAGGAAGTTGATGGCTGGTACTATCAATGAGTTCCAAAGCTACGAAGAGGCAGTGGCTAGCAGCTATAGCTTTATCGCAGCGAAGGATACTTTGTGGGCAAGGGCATTCAGGAAGAGCAAGATTGAGCCACCGAGGGCTGACCTTGTCCAGATCGACGAGTGCCATAGGATCATGAGCCGCAGCTATCGCAAGATCATGGAGCATTACTGCGATAGCATACAGCTAGGATGGACTGCTACTCCTTGCAGGGCTGACAACCAATCACTTGGAAATCATTTCGATGCGATGGTTGTTGGTGCTACATACAAGGAGCTTCAGGATCTCGGGTTCCTCGTTCCGGTCAGGGTGCTAGCACCAGACAGGCCAGACCTGAAGGGAATGAATGGCAAAGAGTACAGCCTTAAGGAGCTTGACTCACGGATGAACAAGGCTCCTCTGGTTGGCTCGATTGTCAGCGAGTGGAGGAAGCACGCTGATGGTCGGTCTACCGTTGTGTTCGCAAGCAGCGTAGATCACAGCATCCATATCCGAGACGAGTTCAGAAAGATACTAGGCACTAACTCAGATGGCAGTGAGCGAGCCGAGCATATAGACGGTAAGATGGATCAGGCAGAAAGAGATCGCATGATGGAGCGGGTGCGTGATGGACATGTTCTGGTTCTTTGCAATTATGGTGTGGCTCACACTGGTGTGGATATACCAAGATGGAAGTACATGATCTGCGCCAGACCAACTAAGAGCTTCGGCTTGTGGCGGCAGATGGGTGGCCGGATACAGCGTCCGTTCGAGAGTCACGATGAGTGTGTGATACAGGATCACAGTGACAACGCACATCGGTTCGGTTACCCAGACGAGGATGTAAGCTGGACGCTAGACGATGGCACGAAAGCTCAGGACTTAGACAGGACACAAAGGAACAAGCCACCGCACACAAGCAAAGAGTCGGAGCCTTACAGTTGTCCTAACTGCGGAACTCCGTATCGTGGCATGCGTTGCCCTATGTGTGGTCGCGTGTCAGCAAAGGCAGGCAAAGCCAAGGAGATGGAGAAGGGTCAGCTGAAAGAACTCGAACGTAGGAAGGTCAACCGTGCGGCAACACGCAATGACAAGCAGGCTTTCTGGGATGAGGTCTTGGGATGGGCTATCGGAAACAATAAGAAAGTTGGTGCGGCAGCATACAGATACAAAGATAGGTTCGGGGTGTTCCCGCCTAGCTTTATACAGAATACTCCGCGAAGTTCGCAGTGGAGAATGAGTGCCAAGGAATTCTATCGTTCGGTTATTAAACCAGAGACAGAAAGATTAAGGAAAGAACTCGAAGATGAAAGTAAATCCGACGATTAACGAAGACGTATCAGGGGCAGGTGTTTCTGCAAAGACATTGAATGTATTGGAATGCATGCTATGGGGTGCGGTTTGCATGCCGGATTCCAGAGAGAAGATACTATCAATGAATCATGAACTGTTCAGTAAAGAGCTTGGGCTCAGAATGAACGGGCTAAGAGAAAGCTTGGATGAGAGGAAGGTAGATCAGCGTGTTGATGAATGGTTCATGAGCCATCGTGTCAACATCAAAGAAGCCAACAATGTGCTACAGGCTATCGAGACAACTCTGAATAGAGAGCATGAGCGTAAGACAATAGCAGACTTCAGTAATTTGATGAGGTCTTGCGCGCAGGTCGGTGACAGGAGGACGCTGGTTAAGTTGATGAAAGAGTGCCTCCAATCCCTTGGTGAGCCATGTCACAAGTGATGGTTTGCTACCGCAAGGATTCAGTTGACGCTTGGTGTGGAGCGTGGATCTTCGACCGCTGCTTTGGTGGTACACAGATGCTAGCTCTAGACCATGAGCAGATGCCTGTCGTTGACAGCAGGACAGTGTTCTTTGTTGGGCTTAGGTACACATCGAGCCAGATAAATGAGATACAATTGTATTCGCACCGGGCAATGATGTTCGACAACAACACACGCAGTAAAAAAGACTACGCTAGGTTTCCATCTAACTGCGTGTTCGATGACTCTAGGGGTGTAGGTCTGCTTGCTTACGAGTGGTGTAAGTACAATGGGTATGTTGATAACTTTGCGGGAGGTGGCTGGCAAAACAACAGGGACATAGCGAAGGGCATGTCGTCTCTTGCTAAGTATGTAAGCGACATCGAGACTGGATTGTTCAAGCTTCCGAATAGCGGATACATTAACCTTTGTGTTGATAGCTACGAATTAGAATCAAAGCAGTGGGATATGCTTGCACGAAGGGTAAGCGTTACGCCCGAGGCACTTACTACAGATGGCATGGCAATCGACAGGTATATCAGTAGAATGGAGGAGCGAGATGCCGCACCCAAGCAAGACAAAGGGTAATACATACGAGCGAGAGTTAGTCAACGCTGCGAAAGAAGCAGGCCTTGAGAGCAAGCGAGCGTATGCCAGTGACGGGAGATCCCTCGGTCTGCATGAGACGGTAGACCTGCTGATACAAGACAAGAAGATACAAGCAAAGAGAAGGAAGTCTATTGCTGCATTCATGCAGCCTACAGAACATGTCGATGCTGTTGCTATCCGGCAAGACAGAGGAAGTACTTTGATAGTAGTCACGTTGGAAGAGTATCTTAACTTAATCAAGAGAGACGAAGATGGAATACGATAATACAAATCGTGGAGTGTTGTTCGCTAACTACCAGAGACAGGATGAGGCAGACCCTGACTACTCTGGCAAGATCAACATCGAAGGACAGGAGCAGCCGCTGTACGCAAGGGTGCAGTCAGACACCAAGGTCGAGGTGTACTCTGCTGACGGGCTATGGAAAGGAGCCATCTCTAAGACAGACAAAGAAGGCAAGAGCGAGAAGTATCCAGACTGGAAAGGCGGTACGGCTACGCACTGGATTGCTGGGTGGAAGAAGACATCCAAGAAGGGTGCGAACTTCCTAAGCTTGAGCATCGAGAAGAAGCAAGATGCTGTCGATGCACCAGCACCTGCTTCAAAGCAAACTGACGAGCCGCTTCCGTTCTAGTGAAGCGAACAAGGATAAGGCAAGTCTCATCGAAGAGACGCAAGAGAATGAACGAGGTCAGGCCATTGCGTCAGGCTCTCGTTCAGGCAGCGGGTCAATGCATGGCTTGCCATGTGTCAGCGAGAGATGCACGACTCGACTGTCATGAGATACTTAACGGTGCGTTGAGAGACAAGACTCTCGATGAGCCATGTTCGCTGCTTGTTCTGTGCTGGAACTGTAATTCAAATGAGATGACAGACAAGAAGCTATGGCCTGTAGCAAGGCAGCTAGCACTGTTACAGGAGCGGTCTCCTGATGCTTATGATTTAGTTCGTTTCAACTGGTTGAGAAATCCTGACGCACCAAATTATGTGGTGCAGGAGGAGGTAGATGTATATCGAAATGAATTCAAGAAGCGACGACCCAAGACATAGCTGGTTGGTACACAAGCTTGTTCATGATTACGATACGTTCGACTCGTTAACTGCTGACGGACTTGATTCAGCAATCATTGGTGTCGCAGATATTAACGGCCAGCATGTCGCAGTTTACAGCACCAGCAAAGTGATCAAGTGTTTGATGGATGATGGAATGAGCAGGGAAGATGCTGTCGAGTACTACCTGTTCAACATAGAACAGTGCCACATGGGTGATGGTACTCCACTCTTTATAGACGATGAAGGATTAGATGATGCTTGTTCTTGAGCGGAACTGGGGTGAGAAGATACTGATCGGAGATGACATTGTGATTGTGCTGTCGCATCCGATAGGTAAGAGGGGAGCGAAGATATCAATCGGTGCGCCGAAGGACACACCAATCCTGCGAGCAGAGATAGCACACCGCTATAAAAAAACGCCACCCGAGGAAGACCAAGGGTAGCGTTTTCATTGCATGTGGATAAGGCTTGTTTTAAAGTGCCTTGTATTGATAGTAAGTGTTATTGCCATCTACTTTTTCAACGCTGACAAGATCAATAATGTCATGTGAATTGAGAGTGATGGTCGTTGCTTCAGTGTTGTTGGTGTTGCTGGTGTAGAATTTCCTGCTGTTGGCGGCAGTCAGTGTCACTCCACCCACAGTCATAACGGTCAGTCTCAATCCGGCAGCTTGCGGCTCTGAGATAACGCAGTTTGTGTCTGCCTGCAGGAATGCAGGACTTCGGTCAACTGCTACTGTTTTGCCAGCCGAGGCTGGTGGGACAAGTGTATGGTCAGCAACAAGCTGATTCTCTAATACATTATGTGCGGACATGTCTAATCCTATCAAAGAGGGGTCGGAATTCCGCTGCATATTTTGATAAGTCTTCACCAGTCGGTCAACAATAGCTACAAAAAAACCCAGCCCCGAAGGGCTGGGCTGCGTGTCAGCCACCGGAGATTAGCAGGCCAGCAAACCAGCCTGCGAAAATCAACAGTGATGCTTTGCACTGATCATTCATATGTACATCCTCATTTCAAATACGTTATAGCTCCAGTACTTTCCGTCACGCCGTGCATCTAGGTACTCATCGAGAGTCCCTTTCCACACAAGCGTGTTGTCTCTACGTCTGGTGATCTCAACTGTCACGGTCTTCTGCCTCCATTAGTCTGATGGCCTTAGCTGTGACGGGCGGATCGTCTTTCTTGAATCTCTTCCACACTACGAACCTGATCTGATGCATGAACAGTGCTGCTGCTATGGCATCGTCCTCGGTATTGGCGGTGTCGAATCTGTATCGCGCCTCCCTGTGCATGTCACGCAGTTGTCCAAGGCTTGCGTCCTTCAAGCCAGCATATACTCTGTTCATGGTCTCAGACTTATACATCATCGTCATCCAGTAGCGGGGCATTGGAAACTGTCCACACAAACCAAGTAGCTGACAGCAGCATGACAAAGCCTGCTACTGCTAGCATTTTCAGTGAGATAAAAATCATCTTTAGTATCCTCCAGTTAGAGTAATGGTTAGTGAGTTGGCATCGGCCTCGAAGATACATCCTTCGCGAACCATTGCAGCACACACTGCTGTGAACTGCGACATGTCCTCGCATCTAATCACACCTGCATTGATCATTGCGTTGTCCTTTATACTATGAGTAAAGCGAACTTAACTAAGCACACATCGAAGGTGATCGGTGCGGCATCTCTTGCGTCATCGGGAAGCTCTTGTCGTGCTGCGATCAAGACGTTCGTCCACCCAGACTGTACGGCCAAGCGAGCAGCCTTGCGGATGACAGCGGGCGTTATCTTCTTCGTCTTGATGTGTCTTGATCCTGTGATCCTGTTGTCCTTCAAGCCTATGACTGCGATGTCGCATGTCTCAAGGCAAGCTGTCGCGAAGTCCTTGACCTCTTGGTCAACGCCTTCGCTGTCGTCGAATAGCTCGGAAGCATCGACGCTCTTTGGTATACCGTGGAACTCACCGTCAGGTGCTAGCACGAAGTGTATGCCTCGCTTCGCTTTGCCGATGTGTAGTCCGTCATTGTCTTGTATCATGTTGTTCTCCTTGCCAAAGGTTTGCACGGTGCGTGCGAATGTCAAACATTAGTGAATAAAAAAACCTCGACCGTTAAGCCGAGGTTGTTAGCTGTTACAGTTGTGATGGTTGTTACGAGACCTGATACTGTTCGCGAACGAGGTGCGGTCTACCGCATCCTGTTGTCCAGACTATGCCGCGATCATGTGGGGCAGCGACATGTTCTGTGAACAAGGTAGGTTCACTCATCATCCATCCGCACTTACGCTTGCCATCCTTCCATGCGAATGGACTGTTCTCAGGGACGCGATGGTTCTCATAGTCGTTAGTGAACATCTTTTTGTTGTCGTACTCAATCCATCCTTGGATCACAGCAGTCCCCACGATGGAAGCCTTCTGCTTTCCCGTTGCGATAAGTGCAATACGCTTGCCTATCACATCTGGAGGTGGCGGGTACGACCGAGTCTCAGTTTTCTTCAGCCCCATTGCGATCAGTGTCGCAAACGGTTCTTGGATATTCAGTCCGTGCATATCTTCTATCCTTTTTTACGCCGAGTCTAACGGTTATGACGGTGAGCATGAGTCCGACCTGCACTCCAAGTGCAGGCCGGTTTCACACTCACTACCAACAGTGATCGGTCAGTCACGCACAGGGGAGGGTTTCGTGGCTGATGTAACTGCTTAGGCTTGGGACAATCACCTCGCTGCCGATGAACAGAAGGCTACTTGAATAGTTGATCTTGCGATCACAACTAGCTGACACCTTGATGACAAAGTGGTTGTGTTTGTACGGGTTGTACGACACGGGATGCCAAGCGTAGAGCAGGTAGTCTACCATCAGGTCAGGCTTGACGATCAGTCCTGTCACATAAGCGTGGACGTTCTTGCGTTGCTCTTCGATGACACGCTTTCGCCCTGCTTGCTGCACTCTGAACTCAGCAGATCGAAGCTCAAGCCTGTCGGAGTGAGCGTAAACTTTTCCGCCTTGCCGGATGCTCCACAACCCAGTGTGCAGGTTGCGGTAAACGTCCACGTTCTTGTGCAGGTCGATACCTGCCTGCTTCATATCGTCGATGTTGCTTACGATAGGCTTAGTCATTGTCCTTGATCCTCCCGATGGGGTCGAGTCTTTCCAGTGCATCGTACACTAGTATGAATACTGTCAAGCCAACGAAAGGTGCGTACCAGTGAATCATGTTTTGTCTCCTGTTGGTAAGAGCGGCGGGTCGAAGTGACCCGCCTATAATTAGTATCGACACTTTGAATCTAAGACTTTAATAAATCTCAGAATTTTTTTAGAGGATGCATGAGCATAGGTGCTTACCCTTTGGGTAAACGTGGAACCGTAAGCCCTTCCTCGTCGTCGAGTCACGGGTCAGCGTGTACTCGTCACCATCTACAACCTCAAGCGTGTAACGCTGAGACTTACTGTACAGCTTGAGCCACTCTGACAACTGGATCTCAGTGAAGTATCCGAGTGTCATCTTGCTTCCTGCTTTGCTCTCGATCACATGCGTATAGTCACTGTGATCAAACCTATCTACTGCTGACATGCTACTTCTCCTGTATGAAAATGTTCCAACCATAGAGTCCTGTATGCTCAATCAAGCAGCTCGCCTCCATGCCTCCGCTGACACGAAAAAAGAAGTGACCCACGGGATCGTCCCTAAGCTCGGCGCGAGCCAAGGCTTCGTCACCTCCCTGCAAATCTATTTCTTTTTCTATCTTGCTAGCCGGTGCGTCCGTCAGCCAGACAGATCCGCTAGGGAATGTAACCATGAACATACGCACTTGGCACAGCAAGTTTTTGCTATAAACGGTACTCATTTTGTATCTCCTGTTGGTAAGAGTGGCAGGCCACAACGGCCTGCCTATAAATAGTATCGGCATTCCATCCGCAAAACTTTAATCTTTTTGCAAAGATTATTTTCCGTCTGCTTCTAGTCCGTGCTTCAAAGCAGCTGAGGCATAGTCGAGCGCATCGGTCATGGAGTCGATCTTTTTAATCAAGGCACGAATCACCTCGCTAAGGTGATGCTCAGTCAGGTGATCGAGTGCTGCTTGTGGGTAAGCATCTATCTGGCTCGTCATGTGATCAAGCTCTTCAGCGTGTTGCTGAGCCTCAAGATCTTGCGTGTTGCATAATTCGCACATGAAAATTCCCTTTGTTGTTGGTGAAAGTGAAGACGTAATGCAATCAGTCTTTGCTGGTTTCCACTAGGTCTTCTGGATCAACTCCCTCAGGCCAAGTGGATACGTCAATCTTTCCGTTGTCAGAAAAGACCCTTACGTTTCCATGCTCGTCAACAATGTCGTCACCGTTCTCGTCAACTAAATAGTAGCTGACTTCCCAGATCCGTACTTCGCATCCGCTGTAGTCACTATTGCTCATCTGAAATCTCCTTGTTGGTGTAATAAATGAGACATGCGTTGACACACGCTGGAACCGTGTGCCTCGGCGGTATCACTTAGACATCCAAGCCGCCACGTTGTACGATCACGATGTACCGCTTGTTGCGGTAGCCTACATAGGCATCGGAAGCCCATGATCTACCCGCTCCGCTGTCGTGTGGGCAGACGATCCACCTGCTGGCGTACCCGAAGACGCTAGTGCGTGGAATCCTGCGTTGCTTTCGCTGTGATTCCCTTCGTATTGCAGTGATGAAGTACTGCCTAGGTATGATCGTGTAGCGAGTCCAAGTCTCACCGTGGTACGACTTGGTCACAGTGCGGATGATGTGGTTTCCGAACAGCGACTTGGTCACTTCGATGTCATCGTCCGTACGATTGCAGTGGTACTCATGTGATTGGTAAAGTGCCATATCGAATCTCCCTGTTGGTGTGAAGAGTAAACACAAGCCCAGCCTACCCAGTGGGTAGACCGGAATACATCTACTTAGAAATTAGGTTCGACAGTGAAGACCCATGAGGTGGTCTTGTTGCTGAGGATGTAGCCCCCATCGTCGTGACGATTGATGTGCCATCGCCCACTGTTGCGGCATGTCCGCAGCGTGTTAGCTAGCATCTTTCGCGTGATGATGGTAGTAGTTTTGATCGCATTCGGATTCACTGAGTTACTGCAAAAGTACTGCGTGAATGTCTGAGTCTTGATCAGTTGCATAACTTTTCTCCCTGTTGGTGGATAGATAGTGTCCACGCCTGACCATCACGACCCGTTGTCATGATGGGCAGACATCGCACTAGCTAGCTGACTTGATGTCAGCAATAGAATTGCGAGCAGCACTTGCTATCTCGTTGCGATGCTTCCACATCGCAGCAGCAAGGACACACGCCTTGTCACGCAGCTTCGCTGCGTCACCGTAGAGCATCATCAAACCTGTGATGGTGTGATGACGGCCTGATTCAAACTGCCACGCAACCCACAACGCCTCAGCCCCAGCACCTTTTGGTCTAGTCTTTCGGAAGCCACCACCTCGCGTTGAGATGATACCTTCGATCCACTCGGTGGCCTCACCTACGGTAGGGCGTTCCGAGTAGTCCTCGTCGTTGAGCTTCGAGTCTAACCACAATGCGATGGCGCGAGCGGCGTACTTGTTGCGTAGTTTGTTTGTCAACTTAGGCATAATAATTCTCCCTGTTGGTTAGTTAGGTAGCCAAGCCTGACCATCACCTTGCGATGATGGGCAGACGTAGTACCTCACCTTGACTCTGGAATCTGATCGTTGATTTCTTCAATGATCGTGTAGAGTAGATCCCACATTTCTCCGGTGTCGGTATACTGTTCGACTCCATCCTCATCGAACTCGAATTCGCGAATGCGATTGCGAATGCTGATGAGGGCTTCACGCATCAACTTACCTTTCATTGCGGTGTGTTGGTACGGTTTTTTGGTGTCGCCTAGCATAATAAATCTCCCTGTTGTTGGTGAAATTGAGCCATGCGTTGGCACTGCTGGAACCAGTGCCTCGGCGGGATCAACTTACAGCATCCACATGGTGCAGATCACAGCCATGATGAAGTGAACTAGCACGAATGCGATGGTATCTTGTACGTCTTCTGGCATCGTAAAACCTGTTGGTTAGAGTGGTGAAAATCCTACTAGTGGGCAGGTGGTCGGAGCTAGCTAGATGCTAGCTCGTCCCGTCACACGCTGAAGCGTGCATCATGCTGACATCTTTGCAGCCTTGCGTAATGCGTAGACTGCTTTACCTGCCTCACTTCCTTTTGGCTGCGTGCCATGGATGAGCAGTGCGAACGATTGCCCGCGATACTCTGGCAGTGCAGCGTGCGAGTCGTCGTTGTCGATCTCTAGCTGCATGGCATACGCTGCCTTGTGGCTGTAGACAACAACAGCTTCACGCAAGTTCCGAGCGTCGATCTCGTGATCTAAGCGACCACCACGACTGAACGTCACCGAGAAGTTGTAAGGTAGCTCTACGCCATCGAACAAGTTTATTGACTTGGTGTAGCAGTAGAACAAGATGTCAGGTCGTCGAGCAACGACAAGCAGCCATGCGTTG